GAGGTGACATATGGCGAAGATGACGAAAGATGAGCGGATAAAGAAGGAGACTTCGACCCTCAAACGTCAGTACAAGCAGATAAACGACGCGCACAAGCTGAACGCAGAACGGCTGATCGCGCGCGCCGCTTACATCAAAGCCACTCTTGAGGATCTTGAAGAGGATCTCGATGCGAACGGCTGGACCGAACCATTCCAGCAGTCAGAAAAGTGTGATCCCTACGACCGGAAGAGACCGAACGCGGATCTCTACATCAGCCTGAGCGCACAGTACACGCGAGTAATGAAGCAGTTAGACGGCATGCTGCCAAAAGGCAGCGCTCCGGCAGCCGATGATGAGCTGATGGCATTCCTCGGCGAATGACAGATCTTGAACTGTACGCGATCAGCGTACTGGATGGAAAGATACTCGCGTGCGACAAAGTTAAAACGATTTACGAGCGACTGCTGAATGACATGCACAACCCCGGCAAGTGGCACTTCGATGAGCAGAAGGCGCTTCGTCCGGTGCAGTTCATTGAGCAGTTCTGTAAACAGAGCCAGGGCAAGATTGGCGCGCCTCTGAAGCTTGAGCTGTTTCAGAAGGCACGGCTGGAAGCTGCCTATGGTTTCGTGGATGACAACGACCTCCGGAGATATCAGGAGGTGCTGACTATCGAAGGCCGTAAGAACGGGAAGACGACCGAACTGAGCGGCATTCAGCTTTATATGCTCGTGGCAGACAAGGAAGGTGCACCGGAGTGCTACCAGATCGCCACGGCAAAAGACCAGGCGAACAAGGGGTTCAACGAGTGCGTGCACATGGTCCGGCAGTCGAAGTCGATTGCCAAGCACGTCCGAAAGAGACAGAGCGATCTCTACTGCGATGTGAACATGGGCTTCATCAAAGCGCTCGCATCGAATACAAACAGCCTTGATGGTCTCAACAGTCACTGTGTGGTGATAGACGAACTCGCGGCGATCAAGAACCGCGATGTCTATGACCTCATGAAGCAAAGCATGTCATCCAGACGGCAGCCGATGCTATGGTGCATAACCACTTCAGGCTTCGTTCGTAACTCGATCTTCGACAGCCAGTATGAATATGCGACTGCCGTGCTGGATGGCACCATCGAAGACGAGCGCTTCCTGCCGTTTATCTACGAACTGGATAAGCGGGAGGAGTGGACGGACCCGAACATGTGGATCAAGGCGAACCCCGGACTCGGCACCATCAAGGACCGGGACTTCCTTGCTGGCTGTGTCGAAAAGGCAAAGTCGGATGACACGTTCCTGCCGACCGTCTTAGTTAAGGACTTCAATCTGAAGGAGAACGCGGAAGCGAACTGGCTCTCATGGGATGAGCTGGCGAACGATGAAGTGGCTCCGGAGGATCTTGTTCTTCGGTATGGCATCGGCGGGATGGATGCAGCGGACAGCATCGACCTGAACAGCGCCAAGCTGATCGGGATGCGTCCGAACGATCCGAAGATCTATGTGAAGTCGATGTACTGGATCCCGCAGGCAAAGCTCGACCTCATGAAGAACAGGCATCATCCGGACGATGTGCCGTATGACATCTGGGAGGCGCGCGGTCTGATCCGCGTCGTCCCCGGCAACAAAGTGAACAAGCGCGTCTTCCTTGACTGGTTCCTCGAGATGCGCGACGAGTATGACATCTTCCCGCTGTACATCGGCTACGACCCGTGGCACATCGATGACAGCCTTCTGGCACTGTTTGCACAGGAGTTCGGGAAGAACACCATGGTCCCGGTAAGACAGGGCACAGCGACGCTGTCCCAGCCTATGAAGGACCTCAAGGCAGAGTTCGGCGCGGGCAACATCGTCTATGATGCCAACCCGATCGACCGGTGGTGCTTCGCAAACACTTGCGTGAAGGCGGACATCAATGGCAACATCCAGCCGAACAAAGGACGGAACCTTAACAAACGCATTGACGGGACTGCATCGTTACTCGATGCGTACGTGGTTCTTCTCGACAAGCGGGAAGAATACGAGTCCCTGATATAAACAGAGAGGTGACTATATGGGACTTTTTGACAGGCTCAGAAGTGCCTTCTCCAACAAGCGCATCGCCGGTGTCGAACTGATGACGCAGGTCGGAAACAACTATGTCTCGTGGAACGGGACAGTGTACAACTCCGACATCGTACGCTCGTGCATCCGGCCCAAGGTGAAGGCAGTCGGGAAACTGGTAGCCAAGCACCTGAGAGAAACGATCGAAGAGGACGGAAGCGTCGACCTGAAAGTGAACCCATCGAATGCGGTTCGCTTTTTACTTGATGAGCCTAATCCTCTGATGACCGGACAGATGCTTCAGGAGAAGCTTGCGACACAGCTATGCCTTAACTCGAACGCCTTTGCGCTGATCGTGCGCGACGACTATGGCACACCGATGGAGATCTACCCGATCGCACCGAGGACAGCCGAGGCGATCTACACGGATGCCGGCGCACTCCTGCTCAAGTTCACGATGCCGAACAACAGGATCTATACGTTCCCGTACGAGGACATCATCCATCTGAGGCAGGACTACAACGAGAACGACATCTTCGGCACGCCGATCGCGCCAGTGCTCGTGCCACTGCTTGATGTGGTGACAACAACAGACCAGGGCGTGATTAACGCGATCAAGAACAGTTCTGTGGTCCGGTGGCTGCTCAAGTTTACAAACAGCATGCGGCCGGATGACATGAAGAGCCAGGCGAAGCAGTTCGCCGAAAACTTCCTCGCCACATCTGAAGGCACAGGCGTGGCAGCGGTGGATGCGAAGGCGGACGCCGTGCAGATCAACCCGCACGATTACGTACCGAACGCTGCAGTTATGGACAGGACTACGAAGCGGATCTTCGACCTGTTCAATACGAACGCGGCGATCGTGTCCTCCAACTACACAGAAGAGATCTATAACTCCTATTTCGATGCAGAGGTCGAGCCGGTGCTTATCCAGCTCGGCGGAGAATACACGCGGAAATTGTTCACCAGAAGAGAGCGCGTCTTCGGAAACCGGATCGTTTTCGAAGCGTCTTCTTGGGACTCTGCTTCAATTTCCACGAAGCTCAACCTGATGGCCATGGTAGACCGTGGAGCGATGACTCCTAACGAGTGGCGCGCTACGTTCAATCTGGCGCCGGTTCCTGGCGGGGACAACCCGATCCGGAGGCTGGACACGGCACTGGTAGAGACAGAAGAGACTGAAACGGAAGGAGGTAACGCAGATGCGAATTAGTATCAAGGGAACGATCGTGCCTAACGACGTCGCATGGATCTATGACCTGTTTGATGAAGAACATGTCGCACCGGCCGATGTGCTGAAAGCACTTGAGGACGCAGACGGTGAAGACGTGGACATCGACATCAACTCCGGCGGCGGTGATGTGTTCGCCGGCTCTGAGATCTACTCAGCGATCCGGGCGTACAAGGGCAACATCAACATCCATGTTGTCGGTCTGGCGGCGTCAGCTGCGAGCGTCATTGCTTGCGCTGCACATTCAGACATTGCACCGACTGCGCAGGTGATGGTTCACAACGTGAGCTCGTATGCCGGCGGTGACTACCACGACATGGACAAGATGTCCAAGATCCTCAAGCAGGCCAATCGTTCAATCGCCGCAGCGTATGTCGCGAAGTCAGGCATGTCTGAAGCGGACGCGCTGGATTTGATGGATAAAGAGTCCTGGATCACGGCGAGCGATGCTGTCGAATATGGCTTGATTGATGAAATCGCGGAAAGCCAGAACAGCAACTATGAAGCGGTTCGCTTGCAAAATGCTGCGGGCGGAATGTTACCCCGCTCCGTCATTGAGAAGATGCAAGCAAAGCGTAATGCCCTGCTTGAATACTTCACTGATTAATGGAGGTTTTCGATGAAACTCGAAGAATTTAACAACAAGATCGCAGAGCTGAAGGCGGAAGGCCTGCAGCTGGCGACAGATGGCAAGCTTGACGAGGCTGAAGCTAAGAAGAACGAGATCGAAGCACTCGAGCAGGCTTTCCAGGCGGAGAAGGAAGCGGCCGCAGAAGAAAACGCTCTGAACAAAGTAAACGTAGTTCCGGAGGAACTGCAGAATAGCCCTGTCATGGGAGAGGAGAACAAGAAAATGGAAAAGATTTATGATGCGAGCTCTGTAGAGTTCAAGAATGCATTCCTGAAGCACATTTCCGGTCGTGATGACGAGATGACTCAGCTCGAGAATGATGCTTTCGTTCACACAACACAGAACACACCGAACGTGCTTCCGACCGAAATGGTCAACGAGATCTGGAGCCTCATCGAATCCGAACACAGCATCGTCGGCGATGTAACAACATATCGCACCGGCACGATCCTCGAGGTCGTTAAGCACACTGCTGTCGTGAAAGGCGCTGCTGCTAAGCAGGCAAAGAGTGCAGAAGGCACCGCTCCGGCTGACGACGAACAGAACACTCTGCTCAAGGTCACACTGTCCGGCAACGACTTTGCAAAGGCAGTCGAGCTGTCCTATGCAGAGGCTAAGATGAGCCTTCCGGCACTTGAGAACTATCTCATCAAGGAAATCGCTGATTCCCTCGGTGATGCAATCGCTGCTGACATGGTCGGCACCATTCAGACCGGCATGGCTGCAGGCAACAAGACGACCACTGCCGCTGCTAAGACAGTCACCTTCAAGGAAATCGCTGGCGCATTTGCTGCTCTGAAGCGTGCGAAGGAACCGGTTGTTTACGCTACTCGCGCAACCGTCTACAACTACCTCGCAACTCTCGAGGATTCTGAAGGACATCTGATCTTCCAGGCATCCGCGAACGAAGGCGTCAACGGCTACCTGCTCGGCGCTCAGGTCAAGATCGAAGACGCTGTCGGCGATAATGTCATCCTGATCGGCGATCCGAAGCGTGTTGTCAACAATGTCATCGAAGATGTCATGGTTGAAACAGACAAGGACATCAAGGCGCACAAGTTCATCTACAGCGGATATGCTCGCTGCGAATGCGCGCTCATTGATGACCAGTCCTTCGCTCAGCTGACTGTTAAGCAGTCCTAAGAGGTGACTTATGGCTGAGTCACAGATCACAGAAGAAATGATCGCCTCAGCCAGGAAGTGGCTGAGAATTGCCACCACATCGAAAGACGACGAGATCAGGCAGGTCATGGAGGCCTGCCTTCTCGATTTGTCTGTCGGAGGAGTGGCTGTAGCCAATCCTTCGGACAACCTTGTCGCACAGGCGATCAAGCTCTATCTGAAGGCACAGTTTGGCTACGACACCAATGCTGAAAAGTTCGAACAGGCATATGAGCACCTGAAGCGGGCGCTTGCTCTTTGCGGAGATTACAACACAGATGGAACGGCTGGTTGACATTAACCTTGTCGCAGTCAGCTATAAACAGGATGCCTACGGGCAGGAGATCATGGATGTCGAGACGACCAGGACGCTCACGGCAACCATCAGCTCCCTGAACCGGGCAGAATGGTCAGCTGCTGCACAGGCCGGACTGAACCCGGAAGGAGTGGCATTCCTGCGTGACTCGGACGATTACGAAGACGAACAGATCATCGAAGTCAACGGGACGCGCTACATCATCTATCGGACATTCATGACGGCAGATGGAGGAATCGAGCTCTATTACCGGAAGGCGGTCGGAGAGGAAATATGAGCGGAAGCATTATCCGCATCGATCAGCTCTCGGATGCCATCAAGAAGGAAGTCGAGGCGATGAACCTTGAGGTAATCAAGCAGTGCAACGAGGCGGCTGATGAAGTCGGCAAGGAAGCGGTCAGAGAACTGAAAGCAACCTCGCCGGTCCGTGCAGACGGCTACAAGCGGAAGTATCCTCCGGGATCTTACGCGAAGAGCTGGACCGTCAAGAAGGAAGCCGACAGTACCGGAGTGAATGGTGTGACAGTGCACAACAAAGAGCACTACCAGCTAACGCATCTGCTTGAGTTCGGACACGTCATTGCGAGCACGGGGGAGCGGTCAAACGCCTTCCCGCACATCGCCGCTGTCAACGAAAGTGCTTCGCAGAAGTTCGTGGAGAAAGTTGAGGAAATGAAACTGTGACATACGACACTATCGAGACGGTCCTCAACGAACTGGGACTTCCATACGCTTACTTTCAATTCAAATCAAAGCCGCGGTCCATCCCCTATGTCGCGTACTTTGAAGATGAGAAACTTCGCTTCATGGCAGATGACAAGGTCTATCGCTTCGAACCTCACTTTGCTATCGAACTTTACACAACAAAAAAAGACCCCGAGCTTGAGAACCGGCTGATCGAGTTATTCGACCAGCATGAGGTTCCCTGGTCCGGAGGTGAAACTGCTTATATTGAGTCTGAACACATGTTTCAGACGGTTTTCTATTGTTAGAAGGAGATAAACAAAAATGCCGAACAAAATTGTTTATGGTCTGAGCAATGCACATGTATGGCCGATTACAGCGACCAGCGATGCAGGTGTTCCGACTTATGGCGAAGTAATCAACATGCCCGGAAGCGTGGAACTCTCGCTCGATGCAGAGGGCTCATCCGATCCGTTCTACGCAGATGATGGCATCTACTATCAGGGCGTATCTAACTCCGGATATTCCGGAAGCATCACTCTGGCAGACATTCCGCAGGCTTTCCTTACCACTATCATGAAGGAAGTCACGGACAAGAAAGGCGCACACGTTGAGAACGCTGACATCGAGCCGCTTGAGTTCGCTATCGCGTTCGAGTTCAAGGGCGACGCATCCAAGCGCCGTCACGTCTTCTACAGATGCAAGGCAACACGTCCGTCCATCGCATCCAGCACTAAGGAAGACGCGATCTCGCCTAACACACAGGCACTCAACTTCACAGCTATGCCTCGCCTCGACACCAAAGAGGTCAAAGCATGGTGTGAAGAGGGCGATGCCTGCTACTCCGACTGGTATGGTACAACACCGTACGCACCGGACTACACCGCATAAGAATCACCGTCAGAGCCTCGCATAATACACAGATGCGGGGCTCTTTTTTCGAATTAAGAGGAGAATGAGATGATTAAAACTTTGAGATTTGGAGAGAAAGATGTGCAGTTCTCGACATCCTTCGCGTGGGCTCTGAGATACAAAGCGCAGTTTGGGAATGACCCGGTAAAAATCCTGATTCCTGCGCTGAAAAAGCTTCAGAACGCAGCTGAAGAAGATCAGGCCTATGCAGTCTACGAAGAGCTGGGAGTGGTAGGTGCGGCACAGATTGCCTGGGCGATGGCTCAGCTCGTGGACCGCTCTATCCCGGACTTCGATACATGGGTCGCGTCTTTTGGGGATGACTTCGACACTCTCGCTATTGTGCAGGAACTGCTTCCTGCAGCGATTGAGTCATGCTTTTCGTCAAAAAACTTAGCGACTCCGCCGAAGAAAGACTTGAAGAAAGCGCCGAAGGCGGAGACGATTCCGGAATAACGACCGACAGGATCCTGATCGCCGGGCTCACTCGCGGGCTCCGGATGCAGGATGCGGAAGTAATGACACTCGGCATGTGGACCGACTACATCTTGGAATGGAACGAGATGGACAAAGAAGCGGAGAAACAGAGCCGAAACAAATCAGGAAAAGAAGAAACGGTACGGAGAGCCACACAGGCAGACTTCAACCGTTTTTGTTAGTTAGGAGGTGACCGGATGGCCGGAAATATTAAAGGCATCACTATCAAATTGGGTGCCGACACAACACAGCTGTCCACGGCGCTCAAAAACGTAAACTCATCAGCGCAGGCGACACAGAAGAATCTCACTGCTGTTAACAAGGCGCTGAAACTCAATCCGGGGAATGTTGACCTGCTGAGAGAGAAGCAGAACCTTTTGAATCAGCGCATCGAAGAGACAAAGACTAAACTCGATGCACTGAAGCAGGCACAAGCTCAGCTCGATGCCAGCGGAGTTGATAAGAACTCCGAGGAGTACAAAAAACTTCGCGCAGACATCCTCAACGCCGAAACATCTCTGCAGCAGCTGAACAAAGAGAGCAAAAGCTTCGGGTCTGTAGGAGCACAGGCAGTGGCTGCAGTCGGAGAGAAGTTCAAGGCAGTCGGCGGTAAGATCACCGAAGTCGGCACAGGTCTTTCAAAGAGCGTAACTGCTCCGATCTTGGGAGTGGGTGCAGCGTCTGTGGCTGCGTTCAAGGAAGTCGACGCAGGGCTGGATATCATTGTCACGAAGACGGGAGCATCCGGCGACGCGCTGGAAGACATGAAGACGCGTGCCCAGAACATCGCCACAACGATTCCGACATCTTTTGAAACAGCGGGTACTGCGATCGGCGAGGTCAACACGCGTTTCGGGCTGACTGGAGACGAACTGGAAAGTCTCTCTACTAAGTTCATCCAGTTCGCCGAGATCAACAGCACAGACGTCAATTCCTCGATTGATGGTGTTCAGCAGGTGCTGAGTGCGTTTGGTCTTACGGCAGCGGATGCCGGACCGATGCTCGACACTCTGAACAAAGTGGGACAGGATACCGGCATTGGCATGGATTCTCTTGCTGCAACACTGGTATCCAACGCGACAGCGTTCCAGGGCTTTGGTCTGAATGCAGCGGACGCGGCTCATTTGCTCGGACAGCTTGAGAAGTCCGGTATCGATACCTCTGTGGTGATGACCGGAATGTCGAAGGTGCAGGTCGCCGCCATGAAAGATGGCATTTCGATGCAGGACGCCTTCACCAACGCGCTCAGCAGTTCCGACTCGGCGATTGAGATCTTCGGCGCCAAGGCGGGACCGAAGCTGTACTCAGCCTTCCAGCAGGGCACGCTCTCTGCGGACATGTTCACCACATCACAGCACTCACTGAACGATGCGCTCGGCAGTGTTTCCGACACTTACGAGGGCACTCTGGACCCGATCACCAATCTGACGACGACAATGAACGAGCTGAAGACGATCGGCGCAGACCTTGTTTCTGCGGTCGGCCCGCAGCTTACGGACATCTTCAAGCGCGTCGGGGAGGTGGTAAAGTCGCTTTCAGATAAATGGAAGGGACTGAGCGACGAGCAGAAGGAGACGATTGTAAAAGTCGCCGGCATCGCTGCGGCAGTCGGTCCGCTGCTTGTTGTTTTCGGAAAAGTCATCTCTGTCATTGGCACCATCATGACGATGGCTCCGGCACTGGCTGCTGGATTCGCAGCACTAAGCGGGCCGGTAGGCATAGCAGTGGCTGCCGTTGCAGGTCTGATTGCGATCGGTGTAGCACTGGGTACGCACTGGGATGAAGTTGTTGCCTGGACGAAGAACCTTGCAAAGAGTATTGCGGATGGGTTCAACAAGATCCTGAACTCGGTCAAGACTGCAGTGACGAATACCTGGAATGCAGTCAGCTCCGCTTTCAGGAACATCGTCAGCGCAATCACCAATGCGGTAAACACCGCGAAGAACACCGTCTCGAACGTGTTTAACGCGATCAAAAGCACCATCACAACCGTTCTGAACGGTGTTTTCAGCTCTGTCTCGAGTATCTTCAATAATGTGAAGAACACCATCTCAAACGTGCTTAACTCGGCTTTTAGCGTGGTGCAGACTGTTGTCAATAACATCAAGAACGCGTTCAACTTCTCCCTGTCTATCCCGAACATCGCGACCGGTGCGCTGGATGTGGCGAAGGGAGCAGTCGATAGTGTGGTTGGATGGATCAAAGGTGCGTTTAATTTTTCGCTTTCACTTCCGAGTGTAGCGACCGGTGTCTTCTCCGGGGTAGTCAGTACAGTACAAGGCATTGTCGACAAGGTAAAGGGTGCCATGAACTTTTCTTGGTCTTTGCCGGCGCTGAAAGTACCACAGATTGTAGTAACCGGCGGTAAAGCGCCTTGGGGTCTTGCCGGCCAGGGCACGCCTCCGAGCATTGACATCAAATGGCACAGAGACGCATACAACAATCCGCTGCTGTTCACACGGCCGACCGTTATGGCAACACCTAACGGGCTCCACGGCTTCGGAGACGGCACAGGCGGGGAGCTTGTCATCGGCGTCAATAAACTGCGCCAGATGCTCGGCACAACCGGCAACAACATCAACATAAACGTCTACGCGAATCCGGGCATGAATGAGACAGCACTGGCCAATGCTGTGGCTGTGAAGCTCGACAAGTGGCTGGGTGAGAGGGTCTGACCATGGTTAGAAAATTCAAATTAATCAATGCACTCGGAGCTGAGTGGAACCTGATGCGGAAGGATGCTTTCCTGCACAGCCCCGAAGGCCTCGGCATCGGAAAAGATAACGAGTACATGCGATCCGGATCGGCTTACGAGCTTGTCGAAGAGATACCGTCCCAGAAGACGGTATCCTTCGAGATGGTTTTCGCATCATACGAGATTTATAGACAGTTTGCCAACTTCATCGTCTACACTCCTCTGAAACTGGCATACATGCCCATCAATGAGTGGGCATATCTCGATGGAAGCATCACATCGATGTCAAAGGAGGAGATCGGCTACTCTACGAAGCGCCTGGTCTGCACATGTACCTACACAGCCACATCCATGTGGTACATTCCGAGAGCAGCACGCAAAACCTCGCCGGATGTCGAGAATGCAAAGAAGTACAACTATACGTATGACTACGCATATGCGGATGAGCTCAACGGCACCATCCGAGTAGTAAACAACGCAATGGAGGACTCTCCTGCTACCATCTCGATCATGGGGCCGGTCACTAATCCAGCTTGGTACGTGTCAGTCAACAATAAGGTCATCGCATCCGGAGCGCTCACTGCAGACATTCCTGAAGGCGATAAGGTGGTCATCAACTCGAAGGACGGCTATCTGGAAGTCGCTGAGTATGTGGCAGACACGGATACTTTCGTGCGAAATCTGTATCAATTCACAGATTTCAGCCGGGAGACTTTTGTCATGTTCCCGCCTGGAAACTCCACGCTGTACATCGCCGGAACCACAGACACAGGTATCGATGCATGGGTAGAGGTCGAAGAGGTGCATGATACGATATGAAGCGCTACAGAATCGAAGTATTTGACCGCAATACGCTCGCGTTTAAGTGCTTTGCGGAGGCTACCACTCCGGACATCTACATCGATGTGCTCGTGTCTTCAGAGAGCACTCTGACATGCAAGGGAGCCATTGACTGCAAGCGCGGCGACTTCGCTCAGGTGCGTATCGATGGAAAGATCTACTATCAGGGCATCGTCTCAGACGTATCACTCAGCGGAAACACATCAGAGATAACTCTGCACCAGCTCATCGATGTGCTCAACACGCAGGTGTTTGCGGATGTATCTCTGCTGAACTCTCAGAGCATCGAGACGTGGATGACGAACCTGCTGCGGAAGACGTTCGGCGGTTCAGATACTTACGAACGGCTTCCCGGTCTTACTATTACGGCAGGATCCAGCACATCCGGCACGCATGCGGCGAGCGATAACGGCATCTATAACCTGTATGAATTAGCTGTGTATTTCTTCAAGATCTACGGAGTAATCACAGCCATTTCTTTCGATTTCAACAGCAGAGCGGTGCAGATCCAGATGCGGCAGGTGTCTTCTACAGTACTGCACTTGGATATGACTGTTTCGGATGTTTCGGAGTATGAGATAGAAAACTCGCAATCCGCAGACACTCCTAACAAGGTCGTGATCCGGAACCAGGACAACACCGCACAGGAGGCAACATATTACTGGCATCCGGCAGACTTCTCCGGCACGATCGACACCGATGCCACAAGCAACAGAGTGGTGCCGGTCATTACTCAGTGCGAGACGGTGCAGTTAGAAGAGGGGCAGAACTTTGCGGCTGCAGCTTATGCCAGAGCTGAGGAAATCCTTTACGCGACCCGGTACGATGATCTGATCCGGGTCTCGATCAAAGCAGAATCAAAACTAATCAACGAGTGGGAGATCGGCCAGCTCTTCACGCTTCACGATGGTGATACAGCTTACAACACCATCCTCACCGGTATCCACACGATCAACATGCTCTATATCGAGCTGACTTTCGGATATGTCCGTAAACGGCTCACTCAGATCCTAAAAATGAGAAGGGGGAAATAATTCATGCGAGTTATCAGATCAGCAGGGCAGAACGTCAGCCCGTCCGATGATGGTCGGCTGTATGATCAGATTTTTACGGACGGCCTTTTTGAGGATGCCACTGTAACAGCGCTGGGCGGCAACAATATCGCCCTGAGTGCGCTGTATGGTGTCATCTGCGGCAGAGACTTCACAGCTGAAGCTCAGACGATCAACGCAACACTTCCGGAAGCAGACACAGCCAGCGGGTACATCTACGTGGAGATTGATACATCCTCGGACGATATCATCACGATCGGCACCGCGCTGGCTCCGTTTACTCCAACCTACGAGAACATCAACACCAACGGAGCAGTGGCTCAGATGGTTATCGCGACCTACGAGGCGAGCGCCGTGGCAGTCACAAGCGTGACCGCTACCTACGCGAAAGCCAGCGCGGGCGGTGTTGGATCTCTCGCGACAATCGAAGCGTCTCCGGCCACTGCCAACTACAGCGTAGGCTCGTTCCTGGTCTACAACGGAACCCTTTACAAGGTCACAAGAGCCATCGCTGCCGGCGAAGCCCTTGTGGTCGGGACGAACATTTCAGCGACCACTGCAGGGGCGGAACTCAAATCACTAAATAATGGTTTAACGAACGTTATATACATAACTATCAGTGCGGGACGAATCAAGGGATGGTGCTACAAAGTAGGCAAAATCTGCATGCTGACAATTACTGATGGAACATCGGAAACAACCGCCGCCAACACAGTTTTATTTACCTTACCGCAAGGATATAGACCTGTTTATCAAGTTGAGTTTGTCGATACATACGGCAAGATTCGTATGCGTATTTCAGAAAACGGACAAATTACCAATGTCGAACAGTCTACAACATTTATCCGTGGTACGTGTGTTTTCATCGCTCAGTAAGACCG